TGCAATTTTAGCACTAGTAGCCATATTTGTTTAACTCCTTAGATAGCAGTTAAACGTAATACAGTGTCGGTTGAATCGTCTTCTAACGCCCATGTATAACGGTTGTTATCAAAGTCTACTGCTGTTCTGTTGAATAGTTTTTGGATTACTTTACGCACACCATTGGTATCAAAACCTTCAATTACCATTTCACCTGCTGCAATACTTGCTGTTGCTTTGTTTACTAAACGGCAAACTGCTGTTGCTGTTGCACCGTTATTTGAAACTGTAAATTTGTTAGTACCTCTTTGGTCTACGATGTATGCTTGCTCATCAATCCCGCCGCCTACATATGCACGTACTGTGATATTAGTTGCGTCTGCTGGATCTCCGAAATATCTTTTATTAATTGGACGTCCCATTGTTTTCTCCTTTTTGACGTTCTAGGTCTACGCGGTGGGTACCCGCATAAGTCCTCTGCCCGAGGCTCTCCTCTCGACATAAGTATTTATCCTTTTAGTAAAAATGGGTTATAATGTCCACAAAAAAAGGCCTGCTAAAATATAGCAGACCTTCTCTATAATATTGATAGGTTGGATTAAGGATTACCAACAATCGCCTTTGTAGATCCTGTCCATAAAAGCGAAGCCTAGCATCGGATAGTTACTTCCAAAAACACATCTTCAAGTCTCCTTGCTCATGCGCTGTCACTACAACTACTAGCCAAGTTACTGCCTCTACCAAGCAGCGTTTCCTTGCACTATCTAACTCGGACCGTCGTCTTTGTTATGTACTTAATATAGCAAAAGAAAACCCAAAGGTCAACCTTTTTTTTAAACTTTTTTAATATTTTGTGCGTAACCTTTTCCGTTAACATATTCTACAATATATTCAACTTCGTCGCCTAACTCAAATGTGTACTCTGAACTTAAGAATAGTACATCTCTTCGTTCAGTTTTCCATTCTTTTGGCTTAATTACGCTATACTTTCTATTTTTATTGTATTTTGATACTGTACCGGTAGGCATAATTGCAATCCTTTTCTATTATTGTATTTAATAGATTTTTAAACAGAATAAAAAAATAGGCCCCGTAGGGCCTATTTTGTGTCTTATAAGTTATAACTTATGAGAATGACAAGTTACCTGAAGTAACTTCAACTTTACCTAGGTAATCTGCTGCGTTACCTAGTGACGATGCTGTGTTTGATAGTTCCACATATCCGTAACGAGTCATAAATGATACGACTGGTTCGAATGTATCTGGATCTAGAACAACACCACTGCTCATCAATGGAATGTATGGGCAGTAGAACGCTGCTGCGTCTGATTCTGAAGTACCTTTGTAACCAACTAGTACGTCATCATCTGCTGCATATGTGTTAACATAAACTTTCATTGCGTTGTTTAGAGTACCAACCATTTTTGTGTTTGTTGGTGCTTCAAATGCGCCTTCAGTTGTACGTGCAAATGCTGAAGTTGTTGCTGACTGTAGAACAGTTAGCATTGTTGGTGAAACAACTGCCCAGTTACCTGCGCCACGGCGTGTACGCTGTGCAATCAAGTTTGCTACACGGTTGATTTGAACTGCAAGTGCTGCATGTTCGTCACCAACGAATGTTGCTGTACCTGATACTGCTGCCTGGTTGTATGTTTCTGAACCAGTACCTGCTAGTGATGTTAGTGATGCAATGATTTCTTGGTCGATTTCAGCAGTAATCTCTTGTGCAAGTGCTGCCATGATTTCTGCTTCTACGTCGATGCCATGCTGTGACTGAGCGTCTTGAGCCGCTTCGAATGTCCAACGTGCGCTTAGTTTGCGTGATTTGGCTTCGACTGTTTGCTTCAAGATTTGGATGCTTAGTCTGTTACCAGCAGTACCTTCTGCTGCTGCTGTTGCATTACCTTTTGCTGTTGAAGTATCACCTGAATATGCTTCAGCAATTTTGAATGGTGATAGTGCTTCTTCGCCTGCTACTGCACCTGCTGCACCTGTGCCTGCTGTATCGCTATAGCGAACACGTAGTGTGTGGATTTGACCCACTGGACCTGTCATTGGCTGAACACCAACTAGATCGTTTGCAATAACTGTTGGCATAACACGTCTGATCACTGGAAGGATCACACGGTTAAGTGTTGCTACGTTACCTGCAGAAGTACCGCCTGCTGTTGCTGTCTCCATCAAATGCTTACGTGTATTTTCAAGAGTTGTTTCCATCACGGCTTTTTTGTTGCCGTTTAGGCCTTCAACTAGGGCACCTTTGGTCTCCTGCCAGCGACTTTCTAATAGTTCTGACATAATTATCTCCTTAATTTAATCCTGCTAGACGACGAATGTCAATTACGTTTTTATCGTCTGCTGTAATAGAACTTGTTTCTTTTTTGTTGCCTGTAATTTCTTTTGCCTCTGATAGAACTGCCTTCTGCTTCGCTGGAGTGTTACCTTGGATAACCGCTGGTAGATACTTGTCAAACGCCGCACGTAGTTTTGGTGTTTGTACTGATTCCAGTAAGTCTGTCATGATTTCTCTTTGGTCCTTGCTTAAAGGTCCAACTAGTTCGTTTAATGTGTCTTTACGTTGTGCTGCTTCAGTTAAACGCTTAACTTCTGCATCTTTTGCAACTGCAACTTCTCTTGCTTTTATTGCAAGTTCTTTTGCTTCTGCAATTTGTTTTTCTTTGGTTGCAACAACGCTAAGTAGTTTTTTGGTTTCTGATGTTTCGTTTAGGTGTGAACCCATGTACTCGTTAGCAAACGCTTCGAAAATCTTACGACCAAAATCGTTTTGACGTGCTGTGTCAATATCTTCTTTAAGTTGCTTAATTTCTGCTGTTAGAGCAGAAGCAACTGTTTCTTGAATTGCACTAGCACTTCTTTGGATAAAGTCTGCTTTGACTTTAGCCAAGTGTTCTTTGCCTTCACGTACTAGACGTACTTTTGTTTCGGCAAGATCTTTTTTGTCTTCTTGGAACTCTGCAAGTTCGGATGTAAGTTGTTCTACGACAAATTCTTCTAGCATTGCAAATTTACTTGCCATTGCTTTTTGATCTTCGTGTAGTTCTGAAACTTCTTTAACTAGTGTTTGCTTTACAAACTTTGCCATTAAATCTGCGTCTTCACGCATTTTCATTGCATATTTTGCTTTTTGCTCTGCTAGTTGTTTACGATCTTCATGTAACTCAGCCATTTCTTCCGCTAGTTTTTCTGAAACTAACGCATCAATTGCTTCAACCATTACACCTTTATCGTGTTCATACTTCTTAGCAAATTCTTCACGAAGTTCTGATGTAACTGATAGGCGATTTTCTTTTACCTTTGTGTTCCATGCTTCTTCAATATCTGATTTCATTGCTTCCGAAATTGCATCACTCTCTAAAAGGGCTTTTAGTGCTTCCATAATTTTCTCCTTTTATTGGAGCCTGTCTATTATGTTTAATAGACTCTCTGCAATATATTTTTGTGCCTTTTTGTCGCCTTGAACTTCTTTTGAAGTAAGAATTGCCTTGTATCCACCTTTTTCGTTCATCAAATGCTCGTAAATTGGTGTAGGATACGCACCGGGGGCGCTGGGCTGAGCCACAACGTCCACAGTGATTATTTCAAAACCGTTGACGTTACCTTGAGCGTCAACTTCACCACTACCACGCGATGAGACGCCTAGTTTAACTCCGCTTTCAAGCATTGTTCTAACTAGTCCGCCCATCGGTGTTGGTAGGATTTTTAGTTTACCGTAACCATTAGGTCCGTCCATCCACATGCTTTCAATCATGAGGCATACACGGTCTAGGTTGATTTGCAGTCCGTCTGGATGGTCTACTTCTCCTAAAGGTGAGTATCCTTCGGCTATCTGCTCGTTGAGAGTGGTGACAGCCCTGCTAATCTCTTCTACGGGATAAACACGCTGATTGGCGTTTCGTACTCCGCCTTGGATACAAATACCTTTCATGAAAAGGTTTTTGCCTTCGTTAGCAGACTCAACAACCATTCTAGCCTTATCAAAACTCAAATTTTCTCGTAGTAGGTTCATCCGTCAGTTCCTAATTAACTGCCAATAGTTGATTTTTTATTAGCAGCATTCTCTGGCTTGCCTGATTTCTCAGCACCATGGCCAGGTTCTGTTTTTGTGCCTGATTTAGCACTTGTACCGCCTTTAACATTTCTGTTACCTGCGTTATCTTCTTTAGGTGCAGTTGCGCCAGTACCTTTTGTATCTGCTGCGCCGCCTTTGACGATATTTGCAGTTGTGCCGCCCATATCATTTTTGCCTGCTACTACTGACTTAGCGTTTGCGCCATTGTCACCTTTTTTTGGTTCGTCTGTCATTTTGTTGACATACTCACGCATAATTTCTGCTGCTGACTTGTCTGCTGCTTCTTTTACATCATCTTCGTCTGTTGCTTCTTCAACTTCTTCGTCTGTTGCTTCTTCAACTTCTTCGTCTGATGCTTCTTCAACTTCTTCGTCTGCTTCAAATGCCATTGCTTCTTCTTCTGGCTCTTCGTCGCCTGGCTCTTCGTCGCCTGGCTCTTCGTCGCCCATCATTGCTGCAAATTCTTTTTCAAGTGCTGCTAGTGCATCTTTTAGATCTTCTAGTGCTTCTTCTGGACCTTCGGCTTCTTCGTCTTCTTCTTCGCCTTCTTCGTCGTCCATTTCAACATCACCCATCATGTCATCTGTTGCGTCACCGCCCATGTCTGCCATTGGATCTGCTTCTGCTTCGAATTCGTCTAAGCCAAACATTTCGTCTAGATCTTCGTCGTCTGACTCGTCTAGATCTTCGTCGTCTGATTCATCTACTTCTTCTTCTGACTCATCAACTTCTTCATCAGTTGCTTCGTCTAGGTCGTCATCTTCTGACTCGTCTACTTCTTCGTCAGTTGTTTCTTCAACTTCTTCTTCTGACTCTAAAATACTACTGTAA